TCTTCTAAGCTAGATCTTTCTAATCCAATTTCTTGTGCTACATCAGTTTCGGCAACAGGAGCAGGCAATCCAGCTAATGCTGCAATTTCATCTAATTCTGATATACCACCCAAGTGACTATTCATTGGAGCACCGCACTCAGCAACTTCTTTACAGTAGTGGCTATATGATGTTGCTACGTCACCTAAGAAATCTTCGTCCATTAAAAGAATGTTTCTAGCACGGTTAGGTTGGATACCTTGTGCTACCATTTCTTTACGCACAGCCATTTCAAATTCGCTGTCTGCTGTGTTTAAATTAGGATTCTTTTCACATAATGCTTTGGCAACTTGTTCATAGAAGTAATCAGTTTCTTCCATTACTCGACCTTCTTTAATTTTAGCAAGTTTAGCTTTTTTCATAGCAGGAGCAGAATTTTTAATTTTGCCAGCATCTTTAAACTCGGTGCCTTCGTTTATCTCGTAATCTTCATCGTCGCCTACATCAACTACGTTGTAACGGCTTTTACGATCCATAATATCTTTTTCACGACGGTCTTGTTCTTCTTCACCGCCATATTTTTTACCTTTGTGCGTGGTTACATTACCTTGCTTAGTGACAACTCCACCTGTAGCTGTAGTTAATTCGTCTAACTCTTCTGGCTCATCTTGATATGTTGCTTGATGAATACGAACATTTGGCTCTGCATCTTTACCGCTAAACCAGTCGTCTTTTTCTGCTCGACGATCTTCAATATCTTGTAAGCGACGGCGTTTTTCTGCCGCAGATTTTTTAGCACTTGCTGGATCAATACTAGTATCTGTATCTGGATCAGCAAATTGATAGCTATCTAAGTCAGTTAAATCATCCATTCCTTCTTTAATTTTTAATTTGCTAGTTAGGTCGTTTGCATCACCGCCAAACATATCTTTAAACGCACCTTTGGCATTGTTTTTATCTTTAACTGCTTTCTTAGGTGGTTGATTAAAAGATGAGGAGTGACGTACACCGTATTCATCGTAGTCGTCGCTACTAAAAGGTTCAGCTTTTTTTTCCTTAACAGCTTGCTTCATTGGCTCTTTCTTGTCGCCATCTTTATCTAAGTCTAAGAAGTCTGGTTTAGCGGCAGCTTCTTTAAAAGTTTGATATTTTGCTTCTAAACTTTTAACTGCTTCGGTGATACTACCACGTGCATCTACGCTTTCGTAGACTGTAGTAGCTTCTGTATCTGGCGTTGGTGCGGCAGTATCAGAAATGCCTTTTAACTTGCCTAAGATGTTGTAGATGTTGTTGCTCATTTTATTATTTTCCTTTAACTGGGCTTGGTATTTTATTTTGTACTGAGCCCACTGGGCTTTGTGTTCCTTGTGGTAAATCATTTGTTGTTTTACCATCTGCCGGTTCATTGCCAGCAATTTCAAACTTAACTTTGTTTAATTCTTTAAGAAAACTACCTTGACTGTATGCTTTACTAGCTTCTTCGCCGCAGGCACATTCATCATGTGAGTATTCTTTATCTAATACTGCTTCACCTTTTTTGAATTCACGCACATCGTTGCCTTCTAAATTCCAACGACGTTGTTCTTCTGGGTGATGCGGACTTACTACTACAATGCTTGCCTGTGGAATGCCTGCACGCTCGCTAACAATGGCACGTAGTTGTGCTTCGTTAACTGGATATGTAAGTACAACATCCATCAAATAAATTTGACAGTTTGCCATACTTGGAAAATCAATATCACTAGGCTGAATTGGTAAACGTTTAGCTTTACTCATACTTTCTAAGCCATATGCATCAAGTGCTGCTTCCAATACTGCTAGTTTTTCAGCTGGGTCAATGTTAGCAATTTTAATGCGAAACTCATAGGTCTTGTGACTTTCAGTTAAATGTTGTAGAAAATTCTTCATAGTTTTATATATCCTTACAGTTATTTATTCAAAATTGCTGTTTTAATCTGGCTTGCTTTTGCCTAGTATCTGTGCTAGTAAGGCGTTTCTATCAAGCACTACACCACCGCTAGTACCATCTACCGCATCAAGTAACTTATCACCATCTGTCTTACTAGCATCTTTTGCTGCCTGCTGATCTAATCGCATCTTTTTAAGTTGTAGATCAATTGTACGTATCTTTCTATCAATCTTAGCCTGTTTAGCAGTGATTGCATGTCCTAGCAATGTACCCGCTGTGGCTAAGATATGCCCGCTAAAGCGTGCTTCAACATTCATACCTAAATCCATTAGGTCTTGAAACTTGTCTTTAGCTAGGTCACTTAACTCATCTAGTTCTTTATCAGTTACATCTAGATCGTTGACGTGTGGCAGTGCCGCATCAATTTTATCAATAGTAAGATCCATTTCTTCAATGAGTGCTCTATTTTCTTCAATTGTGGTGGTTGCGTCGTCTACGGTAGCTTCTTCAGTAGGAGCAAGGTTAAAGAGTTCTTCAAGTTTTTTTGTCATAGTAAACTATTTATTGTGTATTGGTATAACATTATATTTTGTTTGTCGTATGTTAGTGCTCTGATTGTTATTGCACACATCACATAATCCAATTTCTCGACTACTTGTAATATAAAAATGTTCAAGCTCTTCAGGAGTTGTATTAGTTAAATCTATCGGCTTGTATTTTAAATATTTTTGCCAGTCCGGATCATCGAGTTGTCCTTTAATTTTTAATAGATATGGCATTACTAAAAACCAGCTACATTTGTATAACTTAGAATCAACAAGTGCATGACAATGCGGCATACCGCAACCATTAGCATACGAGCCCGCAGGATCATTTGTGGCATATGGTTTCAATAATCCATCAATTTCAAAATATCCGGCTTTGAATTCTGCGAGCCTTGAAACTTGGACAGTATTTGAGTTTACGTGATATATTTCCGCCCATGATGATAATTTATGTAAATTAGTTGCTGTTACAGCATCTTTATTATTTTTTAACCAAGTTACATCAAGCGTCAATGGTATAGACGATACCTTGTCAGCGGCTAAGTTCTCTACGAATTTATCTAATTTAGCATGATATTTCTTTGCAATTACATCTCGCGAAAATAATGTAAAATGATCAGTTATATCTACATTGCATGGGTGATAAGTTTCACATAGTGATAATAATGGTTTTTTAAATTTATCTATTAGTAGGCCATTGGTTAACAAACAGATCACGGTAGTCGGATAGTATTCTCGGATTTTTTTAACTATAAGCTGTACTTTATCCCAATATAGGAACAATTCGCCGCCAATGAGATCTATTGATTCTGGGTCAACATACTTACTAAGATCTTCTATACTTTTGTATATTGATTCTATTGTTGGATCAAATTGAGAATCTTTAATGAAGTCGGATCCACTAGAGCAACCACGACAACTAAGATTGCACCGATGACCGTATATTATTTCAACTGTTTTTAATTTGATTCGTTGCATAGTATCTAACGTTTAACGTTTTTAAAAATATCAAATTCTGATACTACTCTAAAACGCATACCGTGTGATTTAGCCCATTGATCTGCCATAGCCCATTTAGCTAGGTTAATAGCTACTGATAGTTTGTCACGATAGCTTTTAGCTGCTTCCATTGTTGTTTCTTTGCTAGGTTTAATTTCAATAAGTTCAGTATGACGTTGTTGATTTGCATCTAAATAGACTACAAGAAAATCTGGAATATACACTGTATTCTTGCCAGTTACTGGATTGCGATATGGAATAGTAATTGCTTCACTAGCCCAGTTAATAACAGATGGGTTATTATCAGCAAAACACATAAATGTGAATTCCCAACTACTCCGATAAGTGGGTGCTCGTTTTCCTATATATTTTTCTGGATTTTTTATAATATATTTTCCGCTAGCATACTTTGCCATCTCTATATCCTTTACAATTTGTGTTGTGCCAACGCGAATAATTACCTTTATTAGTTGTCGTTCCGCAGTATTTACACTATTCTGTGATATTCATTATGCAAGGATAGATCGTGCTATGTATTTGTTTAGTTGCGGACTATTGCTAAGTCCTAATAAACTAGTATTAACTCTATTTAAGTTAAGAAACATTGTTAGATATGCATTAAGTTCATTTTTATTTAATTTGCGAAATTCATCAAGTATTGTCATTGGATCGATACCTTGTGTTTGTGCAGTGTAGATAACAGATGCGGCTAGTGCTGATCCACTTTCTTTATTGCCTGTCACGGTTTGAAAATATCCCACTATAGCATCGTCGGCATTTTGACCGATTGTAAAGTTAGGATTAAAAAAATTATTAAAGTAAGTCGTTGTACTATTTGTATCAACGCTTGGTGGTAAATTTCCAGTTACTGACATATTATTCCTTTAATTCATGTTGCCCGAGGATTTTCTTGTTGCAGGTGTTATTGCTTTAGCTAATCCCGTTTGTACACTTGATATAGTCGGTACAAATACTGTGCTCTGTGTATTCTGTCCACGAAGTATATTCATTGCAGTTTGTTTAAGTTCTGCCGAAGCTACATTTTTAATATTAGTATTTTTAAAATTGGATCCTGTGCGTAATGCACCCAATGCCGCAGCGCCGAAGTTGCCGCTGCCTAGGTTAGTTAAAACATCACCAATACCTTGCACTAATCCACCCTGTCCAAGTATGCTAGTTGTACCGCCGCCTAAACTTGACAACGGGCTAGCTGACTTATCGTAATGTACCTGTGCGAACCCCTGCACTTTGCCACTGGCAACTGGGCCCGATTCATAATGAATTGCTTCATATGCTACAGTCATACTATGTTCCATAGGACTATAATCCCCAGCAGTATGTTGCCCATGTGCAAAACTTTGTATTGTTGGATTTATTAAAATATAACTGCTAAATGATTTCTGATGTAGACTATAAATTCGAATAGCTGTGATATAATTAGGTGCACCTGTGCCATTAGCCACTGGGCTAAATCCCCAATTTTGTGAAGTACGTTTTTTATATTTAGATTCTTGTTTATATACCTGTTCTTGTTGTTCCCAGTCTCTATAATAATACTGGTAGTATCCCTGCCAAAAGTCACGGACTACATTAGAACTATCATCATGAAATGTAAAGCTAATCGGGTCATAGTTAATTCGTTCTTGATGAATAATTTTTCTATTGTAGGCATTTAATACTTTATTTTGTACAGTAAATTTAGGTAACGTAACTGTTTTTGCCATTATGCCAATTTCAGTATTATCACCAGGTTTAATATTTGGATTAATATCAATAAACACATGGAACATTGTTCCAATTTTAGGACTAAGTCTATATAATCCATCAACAAAAGTTTTAGAGGCATGTTGCCAGTCTTTTATTTCATCGCCTGTGCTTATTTGTGTTAATAATTGGTTAAAGAATCCGGCTGCCATTTGTTCTATCCATTTATATTATTTATCGCCAAAAAAAAGCCCGGTAATTAACCGAGCTTTTAAGTTGTTTCATTTACGGGTATTAACCAGTAATTGTAGTACCTAATGTTCTTGCAACAACACTACCAACACCTGTACCAACTGGAGTTTGAACAGCATTATCATAACGAATTGTTAATGCAATTGTCATTGGATCATTTGTACCATAGTTAGAATCACCGTAGTCTGCACTTGACAAGTAGCAACCATACATTTCCCATGATTCAAGGATTGTTGGCTCACTTGCGCCATTGCCACCATCTAAGGCTTCCCAACGTGTAACGAATTTATAGTCAATACCACTAGAAGCACTAGCTTGTTCCATAAAGTCGAATTGTTTTTGTAGTTGCTCACCAACACGTTTGCTAACTTCGCCAGATGCATCATCACGTAGGTTGCAGGTAACAGCGTCCCAGGTTGGTTTGCCAGCAAGGTAAACTTTACTGTTATATACAGGAATTAAGATTTCTTCAAAACTTAATGTTGGACGTTTAAAATCCATAACCTGTTTAGTTAACTCAGTTGATGGTTGACTAACACCAAAATTCTCAAATGTTACGCGAAAGCGGAACTTTAATTTAGGCATTAACAAACCTTGCGCACTTGCACTTTGGTTTGTACTTAGCGGTACGGTAAACTTGCTTAATGATGATGTTGCCATCTTAGTATTCCTTTTATATATTTAGTTCTTTCTTAGTACATAACTGGGGAAGTCGCCTTCCCCATTATATACATACTTTATTAATTATAACCCTGCTGCAATAGCACCTGTATTTTTCAAACGTACTGGAATGTAGATGAATTCAATTGCTTTAACTGGCTCAATTGCAATATCGATGTACAATTCGTTACGGTCAATACGATCTGGTGTATTGTTAGTTGTATCGCAAACTACTAAGTAATCGTAGATACCACGTTTAGCAACTACATCATTAAGTACTGATTCAAATGCTTGTTTAACTTGGTTACGTGTAATTGTATCGTTTGGTTCAAATATGAACGGACGAGCAACTTCATCTAATACTTTACGTAGGTAACATACTAAACGAGCAACATTAATGCGATCCATTGCACTTGTTGATGCCGCGCGAGTTTTTTGACCGTAGTTAACTAAACCAACACCTGGTAATACTGTTAATGGGTTAACTTTTTGTGCATATAATACATCACGTAACCCAGCAGTAACACCAATGCTACGGAATGCATTACCATCAGTTGTATCAACATAACCAATTGAGCTAACGTTGTCAATTAAACCACGACGTACGCCAGCTGGTGCAAACCATGGATAGCTAACATTATCGCTACGGATCATTGTACGTAACATCATATGACTTGGAGGAACTACAACACTTTCACCACCTAAATCTGTACCTAGACCGCTTGGGTAGAACACACCTACATATTCACTTGTGCTTACTAATCCGTTTATGCCATTATCTGCAGCAAGATTTTGATTGCTTGCCCAGGCTTCAATTTGTGTTGAAGCTGAATTTAATGTAAGTGGACTGTCACCAATAATAAATGCAGTTTGTTTACGATCGTTATTTAAAGTAATCATGTTAGTGATTAGTTCAGGATAACCAGGAGCGCAAATTAAGTTAAACTGTACTTGTTCTTCACGTAATGCAGTGCTTGATTCAATTGCAGATTTCATAGCTTCAACAATAACGTTGCGAACTGCTTTATGCCCAAAGTAAGGAACTAAGTTTTGATCAACGCCACTGTTACTTACCCATGTGCCCACTTCTGCTGGAGGATTAAGATCATCTGCAAAATATGTGCTTTCGAAACGTTTTACACCGTAACCGCTACGACGTGTATTGAATAGCAATGTACCACGAGGATACAATTGATAGTCAGGGCAATCTGAATCTATATAATCGCTTGATGCTAAATCAACAATGCTCGGAATTGTATCAACGATTGGATCTTCTGTACCATCAACACCCCAGCGTGCATCTGCAAATAGTATGCCGTCTGCACTAACTTGATCTGTATTATCAATCAATTCCCACACACCAGCTACATCTGTATAACGATAAATTACTGGATAGTTTTCTAAGTCGCTAGTATCAATCCATAAATCACCTGGTTGTAATTGGGCACCACTAACCTGTGTAGTTGGTTTACTTGCTGCTAAGATAGGACCTAGTGGATCTGTTGCTGTTAAATCATAACCACGTGCATCATTTGCTAGATTTTGATAACCTACCCAGCCACTACCGTCGTTAACCATAATATCAACTTCGATTGCTGAATTATAATACCATAATGTACCATCAGCTGGATTGCTGTATGGAGCAGTTGTTGAGTATGTATAAGTCAACGGAGTAAACGGACTAGCCAAGTAAACACTACCTGCTGTTATTGTTTGCATATTGGCAGCAGTTGTTAAACCTGCATCAAGTAATGGAGTACCTGATGTTTGTGTGAATTTAATTGTACCGCCAGCAAGATGACTAATGCTAACTGCGCCAGAAGTTTCAATTGCTGCTGCAATATTTGTTAAACCTGCGGCCAATATATCAGCTACTAAACTTGTAGCTGTTGTACTGCTTAAATTAATAGTTGCAGATTCTGTTAGAGTTGAACCTGGTACACTAACTTCCATAATAAATGCATCATTTGCATCATATGTAAATGAACCGCCAGCAGTTGTACCTGTTATTTTTACAATACCAGTTACATTTTTAACATATGGTTTAAATGTAGCAGTTGTTGCACCTAAAGTGTCGTATTTAACATACAATGTACCAACACCCAATTGGCCACCGCCGCCAACTAAATCTAAACCATTGATTGCATCAGTATCGCTAGCATACAATGGCGCGGCTTGTAATTCCCATGATTCTAATAGAGCATTATATTTTTTAATACCCCAGTTTGCTCCGTTACCTGTAGCAGATGTTTTGAACCACACACTGCCGGCTGGACGAGGTGTAACATCACTGGTTCTCCACGCAGGAGCATTACGATACGTATCAAATGTGATTGTTGGACCATTTAATGTTACACTTGTAACAGAAACATTGCTACTAATTATTCCTAAGTTTGCAGCACAATCCGGAGCTGGTACAGAAATTGTAGTACCTTTAGCAATAGTTAATTTACCATCCGCTGTAACTCCGTTACTTCTAGCTAGACTGTTAGCTCTAATTTCAAGTTGACCAACACTGTTAACTGTTGCAGTAACACCTGGAATAGACGCACCGGCAATATCAGCTGCCGCTTGAGTAACAGTGGTACTTGTCATAGACACATTAACGCCGTTAATGACCATTTTTTGACTAGTTGTCAATGTTGTTGGGTTAGACACTGTACCCACAACAGTAGGAATTGCTGTCTTCCATGCATCGCTACCAACTAATACCCAGGTATTATCATAACGTTTAAAATAAACTGGATTAGATGTTGTTGTTGTATTAACCGCATAGCTACCGATTGTTCCTACTGAAGCTAACGGAACACTGCCACTCAATTGTGCAGTATCAGTAATTACTAATGGATTTTGTAATGTAAATCCTGTGGTGTCTTCACTCCATTCAGTAATACCCCAGTTAGTACCAGAAGCACTTACATCTAACCAATATGTACCATCCGAAGCAGTGCCTGTTGGGCGGATACTTGTACCAGCTAACTCAGATAGGTTAACATCAGCACGTTGAACGTATATTTGATTAGACACACCTAATGCACTGTATGCTGCAAGTAAACCATATTCATTTAATTCGTGTGCATGAATTGGATTATCGCTAGAATCAACTTGAAAATTAACACTACCAAAGCCTGCGACTAATTCACGTTGACTTGTAAGTTTAATTAATTTACCAGCATTTGCTTTTGTTGTGTAAGTAGCAACTGTGCCATCTGGATTTATTTTATCTTGGTCTGTAGCCAATAATACATAAGCAACTGTACCAGTTGCGGTTGGTTGGTATTGGCTTTCGTCTATAATCGAAACCGATACGCCTGGGGAAATTAATGATGCCATTTTAGTATCCTTATATTATAATACTTTAAAATATTTATCAGTATTATCAAAATATAGTCTATTAAGGTGCCTTTGGCAAAGGTTTACTATAAATACTGTATGGAATTTCGCCCCTTATGCCAAAGTTGTACCAGAAACCCCGCAGCAATTAATTATAAGCGCGATGGAGTAACTCATTTTCGAACAAGATGCAGCGGCTGTATTAGAAAGAACAGAAAGCTAGTACCACAAAAACCGACATGGATGCTTGCTGGGTATAAGAAAAAGCCACACTGCGAAAAATGTGGCTTTAAGGCCAAGTATAAAGAACAACTCAGCGTATATTATATCGATGGTAATTTAAAAAATAATTCGCTGTTCAATCTAAGAACAATATGCGCAAATTGTCAAATTACCATTGTTAAAGAAGGCCTAGGTTGGACTCAGGGTGATTTGACTCCGGATTTCTGATATAATCAATTCTTCGGTGCTAGCATACAATTCATCTATGCTACCATCGTTAGTCACAGTAACATCAAACTTAGTACCAATCCAGGCATATTCACTTGGGTGGATGCCTAAGCGATCTAACTCACTTTTACCTAATGCCCAGCCAATCTTTTTCATACCAGCATTTACAGTCTTAGCAGCATTGTACCATTCAGGTTCATTGCCACGTTTAACACGTACTGTTTTGCCACCCAGATTCTTAATCATTTTAATTTCATTGGGAAAGCGACAATCCGAAATCACAATGTCTTCGTTTGTTTTACGTAGTTTATTTTCTAGACTTGCTATCCATATATCAGTATGGAAACCTTGACGACATACTTCCGTGCCCCAGTTTTGCAGTACCCAACGTGGAGTTAGTTTTGGCATTTTTAAGCGTTTGGCCCACCATGGATCTACTCGTTCGCGCCAGGCTCTGCCTTCTGCACTGCGTCCTTCTAATAGTTCACGGTCCCAACCAAATACTGTTGCAACTGCATCTTTGAGTGTGCCAGCAAAGCTCTCACGTTTAAAGCCGTGCTCTGCTACTAGGTAATCTGCGATTGTGTCCTTGCCTGAACCGATGAAGCCTGTCACTGATATAATCATACTATTCCTTTCTGTATATAGTATATTATACTTTTTTTATTGCCAGGTGTCAATTATTGATTTAACCAGTTATCCAAGTTAAAGGGGTGCCGCCGTCGGCATAAGTTGATATTTCAGCATCAAGTTTATCTAGCAATGCCTGTCCTTCTGCTTTAAGTGCTGCACCATTTAAACTGCCACCGCCTTGTGGACCAGCAATAGTAGCAAATTTCTCACGTGCTTGACCTATACTCATCATCACCAATGCATAAGCATAGTCTTGTATCCACGGATATACCTGCGGATCGTTTAACAACATATTATCAGGTTTAACATTGTATACCCATAACGCAACACTTTCTACCGCAGTAGAGTTTGGTCCTTGCCAAGGTTGTTTGCGCAATACTGTTAATTTTTTAGTTGCTTTATTGAACGTAAAGTTCATGTAGCCACCAAACATAGTCATTGCTAGCTCTTGGTATTGTGTAAACAATTCGTAGTTAGCAAGTCCACCTACTCGTCCTGCCACTAACATATAAGTGTTTAAATATCCACTTGCAAATGGTTCAAATTGACTAGCTGTAGTACCTGTTACACTACCGATACCACGACGAAATATTTGTCTAACGTCCATAATCTCACGTGGTAATATGTATTCTTGTGTTTCTGGTTGTAAATCTAAGAACGCATAGCTTTCTTCTACTGCGTTTGAACTGCGTTGACGATAACGTATAAAGGCCTGCTTAATACCCATGTCGTAATGTTCTTTATCTGCTTCGACATCAACAATTTGATCACCTAATCGTAGACGAATGTAATCAATGATATCGTTGCGTTGTTGATTCTCTGGTATCAGCGGAGTTGCATCATAAGCAATATGCCCAGCACCTGTACCGGTAACTGGATTGTATAAACTGTCTGTAGTTAGACTGAGATTTGCGGTTAAATTACCTGTTGCTGTTGCCATGTGAAATCATCCTGTTTCGTATATTTAGCACTAACAGGATGACTTTTAATGTTTATGCTACTTTGAGTAAAATAGTATCAAGGTTGATACGTCCATTTAGTTTAATATCAGTTGCTTTGATATTGTCTAAGAACTTACGCAATTCAATCTTGCCCGCGGCTAAGAATTCTTTTAGCTGCACCTCTGGCTTACGTAAAGTTTTTTGTACGCTTGTAGACTCGTTAAAACCTGTTATAGCAGTACCTTTAACACCAAGTGCACCACCCATATCTTCTGCTATGTATTTGCCTAGTTTACGTGTCTTAATATTGTAGACCCAAAGCTCGGTGGCGCCTATGATGTCAACTGGGTTGATTGATACTAGTTTATTGGTAGTATCGTTTTTAGCATACTTGAGTTTAGCAATAAGTTTTTCTTTTTGCGGAGGCTTACGCACTGCCGCTTTCTTAGTTGCTTTCTTAACCTGTCCATACTGTGCAATGCCGTCAAACAATCGAGTATAGAAAGCATCATAACGTTTCCAGTCTGCCGCTTTCATATAGCTGTATGCTTCTTTTAAGTCTTCGTCGCTTGTTGACTTAGCTTCTGTAATTTCAGCATAACGACGTTCAAACACAGCCTGTATTTTACCTAGCATTGCCTGTGGTACGCCTTTACCACTTAGGTATTCGTATGCTTTAGGTTCTACAGTCTTACCTTCGTACAAACTATCTTCAAGTTCTTCGAAGTGCAAGATATGAGTTTTCATAATCTCATTCATACGGTCCTGAATAGTAGGCACCTTAACTGCTGGTTTGGTTTTATCTGTTATTTCTTCAAGTACCTTAACATCGTTATCATCCAATGCTAATGCTTTAGTTACGGCACCAATAATGTATTTGATTTCACGTTCACGCAATGGCATACCCTTACTGTGTGCTTTAATCAGCGCAGGCGCAGTTAACGGAGTGTAACCGTCTGTGCTTTTAGCAAAACGTGTAATAGTTACAGCATCTAGTTTATGAGCAACGCCTGCTGTCTGTTTTAACCACTCGACCAAATACTTTTTAAGCTCTTTGCTAGAATAGAAATAGTTGTAATAGCGCAAGCTCTTGCGCATCTCGTGATCAAACTCTTCATCTGTAAACTTTAACGCACGTTCGGTATCCCAAACTGGCTCACTACCAACAGCTTTCTCATCTGCAAAAATTGGATCACGTGTTGCTGTCTTAGCTTTTTTCTTTGCTCCGTCAATTTTAATAGCCATCTGTTCTTCCTTG